ACTTGGGTATAGTGAGAAGGCAGACGAGGCTCACGACTAGTTGTTCCTCACTGCGTAGCGCAGGCACGCCAACGACTTCGACGGAGGCGTGTTCAATGCGTCACGCTTCTGGTACAACTCGTTTTGGTCGTCGCTCTGATCCACAATTGTTTCGACTTCAGTCTTATCACCTTGAAGCTTCACCAAACGATATGCAGGTTTCTTCATAACCTCACCTTGCCACCAACGTCATTCTGCTGCGGCTACGACCCAATGCACACCATCCAGGCTCGAACGTATACGCGCCTACAGGTTCATAACCTGCCATGTGACCTTCCTTCACCTTGATCTCGACCACACGTGCGCCGTTTGCCAGTTGCGTGCGTGCCCACTCCTCCACGGCTTCACGCGAGCTTGAGGGCTCGCTCTGCGTGCATTTATCGGCAACCGCAATGAAACTTAGGGGCATTTTCTTTCCAATTTACGGATCACCTTATGCAAGCGCTGCTGCGCACGGTCGGCGTGATGCGAGCACTTCCTGAAGTCGCGGCAGTCGATGAACTTCCATGCTTCGTCCAGCAGATCTGCTACGCGGTGCAGTTCCTTGTCCAGATCGGCAAGAAAGCGTCGTGCAGCCATATAGGACGGTGTTTCCGTACCACGCGAGCGGATTGCTTTGAGCTTGATGTGCTCCTTGCGTAACGATCCTTTCGTAATGCCAATGGGCATTGCAACCGTGTCGCCTGCTTCGGGTGCCACGTGCCGATATGCCTTCATTGACATTCAACCCACCCGCCGAGGGAAAGTCGCTCGCAATCGTGGTTGCAGTACAGGATGGCTTCATACGATACCGGCGCTACTTCTTCACGCAAGTACACACCCACTCCGGCCAGCTTTATTAGATGATCGGGAACGGACCATGGTACGGCGATACACTTATCGCCTTCGTAGATCGGCTTGGAGCAATTCGCACAGTAACCCACGACGAGCACCGGCTTGTGGTTGTCGAACCATTTATCCGCAATCGCCCGTAGAACAAAAAAGATGCCTACGAGCAAAGACAGCATTGCGAATGTTGCTGTCAATGGGTAGGCATCCATCAGAGAGGTTATTGTTTGCATTCCGAGCATGCGGTAACTTTACTAGTTCAGTGCAGCCCTCAGCTCACTCGCACGGCTCCATGATTCCATTCGTAAGATATCCGTGCCATCCTGCGCAGAAACTTCCGATGGGAATGCCCGTCGGGATTATCGAGATACTCGGAGTCAGCGTCATATTGCCTGCTTCGAATGAAGTATCTGGTTTCAGGTCCCACCCCTTCGGTTCCGGTGATATTGGAATCCGTATTCTTCCAAAGCACTTGCCGTCTTTGCCAAAGTTATCGCAAGGGCAATCAAACACTAAGACTTGCCCGCGAAGGGCAGGCGCGAGATCTTTCAGGGCTACTTTGCGGTACTTCATCTCCGTCACTAGTCTAGACGCCGTGCTCGCTCCAGGTTACGGAAGATCAGATCCCACAGTTCCACGATTTCCCTATCCACCGGTCTATCGTAATGGAAGATCGTTCGATCATCCCATCGGTGCAGGTCGCATAGTAACGGGCGTGGATCTAGCTCACGTATATGACGCACCCTTCCGGCCTGCACCTTGCCTACGTACATACCCGCTTTGCAGATGCAGATCGCCATTTGTGGGGGGATGCGCTTGCAGGAGCTACCGCTTTCACCGCGCAGCCATTTGACATCGCTGTGGGTGGTTTGGAGGGCGCTGATGAGTGACGCGCCGCTGAGGTACCGCGTATTGGCAGAGGGCACTGAAGTGTGTTTTCTTCGAACCGGGCGTACTGCGTACTACTCCTCGGATGCCTCATCGCGAGCGCATCAGAACTGCGTGCGCCCCGGTACGCAACCGCGCTATCTGTATAGTAACTAACGGTTTACGCAATGTAAAGGGGTTTGCAGGGAAGTTGTAAGTGATAGACCCGCTTGCACTTACGAAAATTTCGCGTTTTAAGCGCTTTGGCTGCGTTGGTTCCGCGAGGCACAGAAAACCATTACCCGAGTGGTGGAAATGCAGCCAATAAGCCTGTAGCGCAAATGGTTACGGGGCTATTGGTTTATGGGCATGCCATGTTGGCGCGCATCACTGCCTCGCCTTTGCCGGTTGTTTGGATCAGGTACACGAATGCAGAGGACAAATGGACGCGACTTATAGATTTGACCACAATCAGATTTAGTTCTTCGAGTTTTTCGATAGACTCAGATTCGTCGTCTGTCTCAGCGACCCTTACGAAGCACTCACCAATACCAGCGAGGTGCCCACACTCTAATGTGTTCTGTTCGTACTTCGTCAGTTTCACTGCTTGCGGTTGGCTACCGGAGCCACAACACAACGGGCAGGTTTCGGTCTTTCCACGATCTGTTATCACGCGCTTACCGCCATGGCACTTCTCGCATACCGGACCCGTGGTTGGCGTTGGGGCAAGTGTATCCTTGAATTCCGGGTTAGGTTCAAAGCCGGGGCAGTCTTCGTCTTTCACGGTGCCGCCGGTATACCATGTCCTACGACACTTACGCGGAGCTTCTTGCCAATTGTCATTATGACAGTAGACGGCATGAGTTTCGACACGGTTGCCAAAACGGCAGGGCTGGTCACAAGCACAATCGTCATTGCCAATGGTGACGAGTTCTACGATGTTAAATGCCATCTCCTACCTCTGGTTGTGGTTCGCAGTTACGCCCAGCTTGAACAACTCCGCTGCGATCTGCGCGGCCCAGGTTGCGGCGTCATCGTCCTCGGGCTGCGGGGTTGGCTTGCGCGATACGAACAACATCGAAGTCAGAGCAACTCCCACAGTCACGCCCATAAACAATCCAGCAAAGAAGTTTGCGGTCATGCGGTAACTATACGCTACGCGGCGCGAGTGCAGAGCCGTTCCATATGATTAAGTCGCACGCGCAGTGTCTCGCGGGAACAGTAGCATCCACGCTCCGGGCGGCACAACTTACCCAAGGCTACGAGCCTACCCAGCACGATCCGAACGTAGGAAGCTTTGATGCCGGTTGCATGCGCGATCTGCTGCACGGTTTGCAGACTACCGAAGTGCAGGTACAGATGATCGTAGATTTCGATTTCCGCTTGCATCACACTTCCACCTCCTAACGTGATCGTAGCATAGAAGGTCCAACAATCAAACAAGTGAGTTTATACAAGACCCTTCCGTAATGCGTCTGCCACCTCATGGCACGTCCTGCAAAGCAGCTTCACGTCCTCAGGAAGCTCGTGGAACAGACGTACGTAGGTTAGGTGATGAAGATCTAACGTAGCAGGTGCCTTTCCGCACTCCTCACAAAATGCTCCACGCTCTGCAATGATACGCCGCTTGAATGCCTTCCACTCGGGTGAACAAATGTAGGCCATGTATTCGTCCGTAAGCCAGTATTGCGTAGGAACTTTGCCAGACCCGTCGATTCCTATCTCACGTGCAAACGCAAGGATGATGCTTCTTGCGTGACCCTTGCCCACCGGTCTATTTACGTGATGGTACTTCAGCACTCCACACCCTACATGCTTCAGCGATGGAGTGCCAACAGAAATTCCACGGCGTTCTAAAAATCTTGCGACGGCGGTTGTAACGCGATGCGGGAGGTTGTGCTTGTTCATCTCTTTACCGAGCCAATGCTTAAGACTTTTTGACCTGGGCATTCAAGAGGAACCATTTGCATTTTGCCTTTCGTTACCTTCCACCGAACCAGCGTCTGCCCATCAGCAGCAGCGCGTTCTATTGATTGCCTTTCCCATTGCAATATTGTAGGCGAGCAGTACACTCCGCGTCGCATTCTACAAACAACACCGCGATTAACAAGACGGCTCAGGATGAACCTCACATAGGAAGTACTTAGCTCGGTAGTCTGGGCAATCTCTTTCGGATCTGCCGCCGGTTGAAGAAATCCGATATCACGTAGACGCTTTCGAGTAGGATGTTGTTTCCAATAGGCGTAAAGAGTGGGGTCGTACTTCGGTGTTAGCTCTGGATGGCGTTCCCAGAAGTCGCGGTAGTGGTACAAGCGGGACGCTACTAGCTCTTCCCCAGGGGTTAACCCTGGTGGGAGTTGCGGGGCACTCTCTTTACGAATCGCCATACTTTAATTGTACGAGGTATTGATCCCTACGTCCTTTTGGAAAATCCTTTCAAAAAAGCGCTGCTCTTGCGCTTTTTAATCTCTTCCATAGAAGAAGGTTTCTGCGTAGCAGAAAACGACCTTCTATGGAAGAGATAACCCAACACTCAACGCGAGTCCCTATTTATCTTCTATAAGAGAATATGTGATTCGGGCACTTTACCGTTAACGACGCACGCCTGTTTGAAGAAAACGCATTTTTTGCCTTACCATTTAAGTAACAGGTTTCGGGGGCAAATTACCATTTAAGTAACAGGTTTGCAGGAACGATCAGAAGTCCTGAAAGATCCGATGACCAAGGAATTTGTACACACGCACATAGTTGGTATATCGCTCGATCCGTATCAACCCGTGGCGTCGAAGCTCTGTCAAAGCATGCGCAAGCACCATGCGAGAAATGCCGCAGTTCTGCGCCAAGTAGGATTGATCTGAATGATGCCACCAACCCATGCGTCCGCTCAACCCAGCCAGACGCGTATAGACCAACATTGCGGTTGGCTGAATCAACCGTACGTCAAGGAATTCGGCAGGCAGCCGCGATTCGGGAAGCTCGATTCTAGATTCGTGTTGCCCTAACATTTCGTTCTCAAGTGCTACCCAATAGCCGGTGTTCCATTTGCCCTTGACCAATAGACCAAAGCCGACGAGTTTGTCCATACGACGTTTCATCTCACGATGCGATATTTGCAGTATGCGGGCAGCCTTTTCTGGAAATGTTCGCAGAGAGTTTTGCCGCGCCTGACGCAATAAGACCGCATGCGTGATCTTGTCGTACGCTGTAATGGGAACACCTTCATGCCGGATCGTGGACTCTGCCACACAATTGAGCAACGGGTAATAATTTCCCTTTTCCCATGGATTGCAGACGCAACCTACAGGAGCATCGCGACGTAAAGTTTTTATGGCGGGTATGGACGCAGGATTGAATGCAATCGCGCTAGAAGCCATCGGTCTCCTTTTCTGTCTGAAGCGTGGCGGGCAGCAGCTAGCAGAAAAGGATTACCCCTAACCACTGCCGCGCCGAACAGACGGTAGTTACTTACACTATAACACGTGTATAATGGGTTATAACAGACGGTATGCAACCAGAAGAGAACAATCAACCCGATGCGCACGTCCTTGCGCAGACACAAGAACAGTTAGATGAGTGGATTGGTGATTTGCGTGGAGCGATAAAACACGCAATACGCAACGTAGAGAGCCAGCGACGCGAGAGCAATGGGCTACCTGCTTACGCCGACAAAACGCCGGTATACCTTTCGTCACCAAACGACATCGCTTGGGGCAATTGGATTGTATGGCAGAAGCGGTATGGCGTCGATCTTGAGTTCATCGTTAGTTGCGTCCTGGACTACTTCCACAAGCTGCGTGAGACCACATGGCCGCAGCGCTCTCGTGAGAAGTGCATCATGCTTGGCGTCGGTGTTGGGGCCGCGACCGGCGTAAAGATGCGGCGGTATATCGAGGAGCAGGTCTTCCGTGCATATCCGAACGGTGAGAACTTCCGCGCGATGGAAGTAGAGCAGAACCCCAACCCAATTCCGCGCCCCAAGCTCGAAGATTACGACCCCGAAAAGTTTGTCGAAACGTATAGTAGGTTAATGCGCCGGGCACAGCGCAACGTGCAGCGCGAACCGCAGTACAAACGAAACTGGAGACGACCGTGGAATCAACCGAAATAATCGATCAAGAAGAGCCACGCAATGACCGTGAAGACCATTCACCCGAGGAAGGCAATCCAAAGCTGTTAAGCGACACTGATATTCTGAACCTGTTGGCGGATAGCTGCCATCTGGTCACAGAAAAACAATCGGTGGGCGGCCTGGAGATCAGTGCATTAGCCCTAATGCAGATGGTTCCTGGTTTGGATCACCGAACCACACTACGCAAGAGCATCATCCGCTGCCTATATACCAAGCGATAGATGGCGGACCTGCCCAGGAAATACTTCGATGACGAAGCGTTCCAGGACAAGCTAACGTGCGTGCTGCTGCGCGACGTAAAGGCTTTGCAGGAATGCGCAAGCGTTCTACGTCCTGACGATTTCAAGCCACTGCCCGGCATGCGAAACGGACGCGCTCGATGGATCGTAGCCGAGCGTGCGCTGGAGTATTACAACAAGTACCACATGCCCATTGGAAGCCTGATCACCGCCGATGTGATCGAGTACGCTACCGGCATTGGTATGGGTGAGCAGCAGCGTCAGGAGCTTCAAAAGTACCTTGCGTACCTTGCGAAGTTGAAACCCACCGCACCGGACGCGGTAGTCAGCAAGGTGCTTCATTACAAAGGTGAGCGCATGCGGGCTGCCGCGATACAAGAATTGGTAGACCTGCAAAGCATCGGGCAATTAACAGAAGCGAAGTGGCGCGAGATCAGCGTACGAGCGCTGCTGAACGGTAAGGGGCAGGTCAAGCCGATAAGCTATCTGGAAACACTTGCAGCACGTATGGAGCGCAGACGCCAGCACGCCGATCACCTGATTGTTCCTTATACCTTGATAGACCCACTGGACCGCATGGTCCAAACTATTGGTCCACAACAGACCGGGTTGATCGTCGCCCCGTGGAAGCGCGGCAAGAGTTTGATGCTGCAATGGCTCGCACGTGCCTTGATCGTACAACGCCGGAACGTCTTATACTTCACGCTGGAGGATGCGCAGCGCATTGTAGAGGACCGCTTTGACGCAATGATTACCGAGATCGATCTGAAGCGCTTGAGCGAATACCCAATTGCGGTAGCGCAACGCTTCGAGCGGTTCCGAACTACGGTTGCGGCACGTCTCAAGATCTACGATGGAACGGCAGGTGGCGTCACGTTATCGCGTATTGAGGAAGTCTACTTAGCCGAGCGTGATTCGGGGTTCTTGGCCGATGCTGTGATCGTAGACTACGATGCAAAGATCATACCGGCGCAGAAGTTGAGTGAACGCCGCTTCGAGTATGATGCTTTGTACACGGCGCAGCAGCAATTTGCGAGCCGCTACAACCTGATCTACTGGACGGCGGCGCAAACGCAACGGGGCACCCGCGACCTGAAGATCCTATCCGGTGACAAGGTAGCCGAGGATATCAACAAGATGCGCAACGTGACGTGTGCGCTGACGTTGGGTAAGGGCGATTGGGGAAAGGATTCCATTTACATCTGGGTCGCGGCGCACAAGAATGACCAAATGGAAGTTGGCTGTCATATTGTGAGCAACCTGCGCCGCTCGTTAATTTATGACTGCGAGGCAACCGAAGCATCCGCGCGGCAGCATGAGACAAGACGATGAACATACGAGTTCAACCCCTACAATCCCCTTTCCCTTGGTTCGGTGGGAAGAGCAGGGTCGCCAGTATTGTGTGGCGGTATTTTGGTAATGTTCCAAATTACATCGAGCCTTTCTTTGGAAGCGGTGCCGTACTTCTTGGACGCCCACATGCGCCACAAGTAGAAACAATCAACGATAAGGACTGCTACGTCGCTAACTTTTGGCGTGCTGTTAAGAACGATCCAAACTCGGTAGCTAAGTATGCGGATTGGCCCGTAAACGAAGCAGACCAGCACGCACGACACAGATGGTTGGTCAAACAAGACGCATTCCGAGATCGGATGATGTCTGATCCCGATTACTACGACGCAAAGATCGCGGGATGGTGGGTATGGGGGCAATCTATTTGGATTGGGTCGGGCTGGTGTTCATTGGTGCAAGAACCGGCTGCCAAGCGACGGTCGCTTGGCAGCGCAGGACGCGGTCTCTCGGGCTTAGGCGGGGAACCTTCATTGCAGGTTCCCCACCTAAGCTCACCCGGTCAGGGCATCAAACGATCTCGCCCCCACCTAAGCTCACCCGGTCAGGGCATCAAGGATTATATGCAAGCATTGATGCTGCGGCTTAAAAACACACGCGTCTGTTGTGGTGACTGGTCGCGTATCTGCGGACCATCTCCTACGGTTAACCTTGGCATCACCGGCGTGCTTCTTGACCCACCTTACTCGGAAAAGGCCAACCGCAAAAGTGATCTGTATTCAGTAGATGACGAAGACGTAGCACATGCAGTTGCTGCATGGGCTATCGAGCAGGGCGAAGACAAACGAATGCGGATAGCACTATGCGGCTATGAGGGAGAGCACCAAATACCTGCGTCGTGGAAGGCGATGCACTGGAAGGCTGCGGGTGGATATGGGTGCCAAGGTGAAAAGCAGGGCAGGGAAAACTGTAAGCGGGAAATGATCTGGTTCAGCCCACACTGCATCAAAGCTACGCTTGTATGACCTTCCAAGCCACCCTACTGCGTCATGGCATTCGCTGCCGTCAAGCCGGTAACGATAGCGCGAAGATATTGCTCAATTGCATCTTCTGCCCATCGCGCGGCAAAGGTGTGGACACAAAGATGCGCCTATGCGTCCACGTAACCCAGCATTGGGGTCACTGCGTTCACTGTTCGTGGTCCAGCCGCCATGCCGTGTTTCCTGTGCTGCGTGCGTTGGGCATCGAGTTTACGGATGTGGAAGGTGCCGATCTTCCTACACATACACACACCGAGCCGCTATCGTTGCCCAAAGACTTCATGCTACTGACGCACGCTACTGATGACCTGGATCAGATTGCGCTGGACTATATCCTGAAGCGTGGTGTGACGCTCGATCAGATCCGCCGCTACCGTATTGGTGCTTCCTTTAGCGGACGGTTTGCGTACCGGATAGTGTTTCCGATCTACGCTGACCACAAACTAAAGTCACTCATTGCACGCGATTTCACTGGAACGCAAAAGCCCAAATACCTGTTGAGCACGGGCGATAAATACCTGTGGGCATTCGATCCAAAGGCCTCTACGTGTGTACTGAGCGAAGGCGTGATCAAAGCCGCGCGTATCCAGCGAGTATCGCACTACAACAGCGCCGCACTGTTGGGGCACAACCTTACGCCGACGCAATTGGAACAACTATCAGTGAGTGCATGCAAGACCATCATTCTGTACCCCGACCCGGACGCCGCTGGACGCAATGGTGCCGCTACTATCGCAACGCAGTTGAGTGAAGCATTTCCGGACCGCAACATACAAATTGTGTGGCCAATTGACGAACCGGCTGACGAGAGCGAATTACGCATCATTCAAACGAATCTTGCGCACAGCGTTGCGTATAGTTGGAACGTGCATCAGCAGCTAAAGTTAGGAGCAATTTAGTAAATGCTCCGTCAGAAGCCATTGTGCATTGAATTATTTGCTGGCCGATTTGGATGGGGGCGCGGTGCTGTTGCCGCTGGCTATCGGGTAGTAGGATTTGATCTGATTCACGAAAGTTATCATGGCGATGTTCCTGCTGGCTGCGAACTTGTTTTGCAAGATGTTCTCACGCTACATGGATCGCAGTTCAAGAATGCTTCTCTGATTTTGGCATCACCTCCTTGCCAGAAGTACTCTTATATGGCAATGCCTTGGGAAAGGTCTAAGCTAATCGCAGAGCAGGTTCATCGGTCCAAGACGGAACTGCGAAGCCTCAATCGTCTCTTTCAGATATGCTTTCATATTCAGCAGCAGGCCAATAGAAACTCTGATCACTACATCCCGCTTGTAGTCGAGAACGTCATTGGCGCTCAGCCTTGGGTTGGTAAAGCCGTTACCCATTTTGGAAGCTACTACCTTTGGGGAGATGTACCCACACTTCTGCCTTCTACCGAAATTGATGGCGACAACAGGCATTCACTAAAAGGTGCTACTTTCGGATGGTTTAACGACCATAAAAGAAAGGGCGTTACTATCAGAAAAAGTGACCGTATCTCGTACTCATGGTCGTCTAGCAAGGAACGAAAAGAAACGAGCGCCAGAACGGCAGAGATTCCTTTCAACCTAGCCGCGTACATTGCGTGGTGGCACTTTCCGGAAGGAAGAAAATACGGGAAACGCCCGAATCACATCGCAGGAACTCGCTGGCGCGTTCCTCTTGTGTGCATCGGGCATATTCCACACTTAGGAGCATTATGAACGTACAAGTGACCGTAGAAGCATTGGAGGCCGCCGAGCGATCCATTCGCGGTATGGGGCACACAACGATAGCCCAGGAGTGGGCAGAGCTTACAAAGATCATCGCCCAGTGCCCAATGGTCGTCGAGGCAATGGTCGCGACCTACAACCACAACCAGCAGGACCCGCGCATCATGACGTGCCAGTTGTTGGCCTTCGGCATTCAGCTAGGCACGCGCCTACAGCTACTTACATCGCCCGAAGGTCTGACAAATTAGGGCTTGCAAAGCATAGTGCGCCATGTTATAAACGTAATAATTTATGGCCAAGCCGCGAAGTCGGATAGTAAAGTTTACTGCCGCACAGGTGCGTAGGATACGCAAGATGTCCATGCAATACTCACAGGTCTACATCGCCAACGTATTCCGCGTGTCGCAAGCGACCATCAGCAACCTGCTCGCGCATCGCACCTACAAGGACGTTGCATGAGGCCCATCATTTTAGTGGACGCGAATAATTTGTGCTTCCGATCAGGCTTTGCGTACACCGGGCTTTCGCATGACGGGCTTCCTACCGGTATGCTCTACGGAACGCTTAAAGCGGTAGCGATGCTCAAGCAGCAGGTTTCACCCAACCTTGTATTTTGTTGGGATGGCATTCCGGGGTCGCCTAAAGTCAAAAACTGGCGCGATGCTATCGTACACGGTTACAAAGCGAACCGTCATCACGATGAAGATCTTTACCGCTTGTTGCTCGCGCAGATGCGCACGGTATGGACCGCTCTCTACCTTCTAGGCTACAGCAATGTTGCGGTGCCCGGTTTGGAAGCCGACGATATCATTGGCATCATCACTGCGATCTCCGGCAACCAGTTTTTGATCTACTCCAGCGACAAGGATTTCTACCAGTTATTGGAAGGCACTCGCGTTCAGGTCTTGCAACCCTCGAAGACCCACAGCGGCTTCCAGTACGTTACACAGCTCAAAGTTGAGAAGGAACTTGGCATTCCGATCAACCGGTACGCCGAGTACCTTGGGCTTGGCGGCGACAGCGCCGACGATATCAAGCCCGCTCCGGGCATGGGTCCAAAGACGGCGCTAAAGATCATTCAGGATGGCATCGACCTGCCGCGTACCTTTGCAGAGCAGTCCAAAGCGTTCCGCAGCAAATGGACCAAGCTACAAAGCTGTTGGGAGCGTGTATTGCAATGCTACTGCGCCGCGAAGCTTCCACGAGAGAAAACTGACCTAAGAATCCGAGCGCACATCGACGGTTGGCCGTTCTTCCACACCGACCAGCGTCCGCTAAAGAAATCCGAAGAGGAATTCACCCGCCTCTGCGCCAACCACGGGTTGGTCAGTATCATCGCAAAGCGTCACGAGTTATTTGCAGTGAATCAACCGAACAAACAGGAGAGCGAACCGTGTCACAAAGAGCGAAACATTCCTCAAAGCGCGCCACCAATGAGGCGTCGCAGATCGTTACTAACAATCTAGGCATCATTGCGCAACGCGCCCTTCACTTTTGGAAGGCGCTACCGGCGCACGTCCGTGTGTACTACGACCCCGATGACCTGATCGGCGATATCAGCCTCAAGGTATTCGCGCAGGCGCAGAAGGGGAAGTACGACCCGGCAAAAGGGAAGTCCACAACCTGGGTGCATCACGTTGCCGACAATTACTGCCTGAGCCTGCTTACACATTACAAGACGCAAAGCCGTAGCGCCTGCACGACTATCCGCATTCACTTCCCAACCGCTACCGAACCTATCGACAAAAGTAGCGATGTAAACGCAAAACAGTTGGCGGCTATTGACGAAACCCCACAGTTACGCGCGTCTCGCAACGCGGTCGAGAAAGTGCTCCAGTACAGCGATCACCGATTGCGCGATCTGTTTTCGCTGATGTTCGCGGGCAAGCTACGGTGGGAGCCCGCATCACCGATAGTAGAAGCAATGCGGCAGGCGGCAAAGCAGCATGGTGCAACGCTGCAAGACTTCGAAGCAGTGCTGCACAACATGGTGGCGTGATGAAGATCTATATTTGGCGTCAACTAAAGCAACTGGAAACATACCCTGATCACTTCGGCGATACCCGAGAACAAAAGATTGCATCAGCGGCGCGTGAGCTGCTGAACTTTCTTGCCGAAGTGTTCTCGGAGGAATCAATAGGCGGGCGGAAAGTTGCGCAATTGCGTCAGGCGTTAGATCTACCACCACAAGCAAATGGAACCGAAGGGTAAAGGTCTCGAATGCCTGCTTTGCACGCTGCGTTACAGCGACCGGGACGTGCTGGACGGGTTGTACTGGATCGACACGATGGTGTGCAGCAAGTGCTATACAAGGATGCAGCGAATGCCCTACGAGGAAAGTTGTTTTGGAAAGCCGTGCGTCATGCGGGATGGCAAGGTCGTGCAGTACGGTTACAACCGCAATGCCGTCGAGTGCGACTCGTTGTGCCCGGATCGCAGGCAGTGCGCGAGCCTTAACTGGCAAAAAGTATAGTTACCGATATGAGTTTCGCATCCCTAGAACGCGCCGTGCTTGCATCTGCACGAATATTTTTCAACAACCCTAAGTTGAAGATGGACGACATTTGTGAGTGGAATACCGGCGAGATACAACCGCAAGATGGCGAAGTGACTAGCACCTTTATCGACCCTGGTGTCTACGTCACTATCAAAACAGAAAACGACAAGCGAAAGAAGAGCAAATGAAGCTTGACATGGAGCAGTTCAAGGCAGCGTTTGCCGTTGTGGATACCGCCGCGAGCGGGGTTGATGATTGCAGCAACTTTGTGCGCTTGCAGCAGGCCGACGACAGACTGACGATGGCGCTAACGTTGATCGGGCGCGTCTGTGCCGAAGCTACGATCAGCGCACCGGATGGTGGGCGGTGGACCATGTATGCGGATCGCCGGTTGCTCAAGGCGTTCCTTGCAACTACGAATGCAAAAGAGTTGGAAGCATACGTAAAGGAATCCAAACTTACGCTACGCGCCGGGCAGCGTCTTGAGATCGCCGCTCACGATACCATCGACGGCTACGAAACATGGTCGCCAAAGAACACACTGAAGCTACCGGAAGAAAGCGGCAATGCGCTCAAGATGTTGGTCAAGTACCTGCCCACGATCCCCGGCATGGATCACGTTGGTGCCGTGCTCTACGATGCAACTTGGGGGATGCTTGCGAGCGACACATTGGTCATGAGCTTTATTGGCATTCCATGCGGCACGACGTTCTTCCTGCCAAGCGAGTTGGCGAAGATCGCTATCGGTATCACCGGTGATCTTGCGCATGACAAAACCGGTACCGGCATCCGTGTACGCAACACGGGCTACGTCTACAGCCCTACAAGCACCGAGCTGGATAAGTTTCCCGTAGCGCAGTTCAAGAAACTGATCGCCGATGCGCTCAAGGCGAAAACCATCTTGACGATCAGCGCCAAGAAGTTGATGGACGTATTGAGCGTTGCCAGCCAGTTCCTTTTGGATGGTGGCGAAAGCGCATTGGTGGAACCTACCGCAAAAGGTTTGCTGGTTACCGTGGACATGAAGTCGGGCAAGTTCCAGCGTCCGGTGAGTGCGGTTAGCGTGGTTAGCGAAATGCAAGCGAAACAGTGGCCGGTGCGCTCACTGCTTCCATGGCTGGAATACATCGCCGCGCTCAAGGAAGGTGTCGCCGTAGAGTACGTAGTGATCGAGAACGCCAGCGCGTTACGTCTGCGGGAAAAGCCGCGTAGCGTGCTAATGTTCGTAGATCTTGCTTAGGGGTGAACCAAAATGAGATCCGTTCCATGGCCCAGTGCCCAACCGTTGCGTAAGTGGTCGCGTCAGTGCGCAGGCCGTGACTACATAGATGTGTGCCAGCGCTACGCGATTCCGGGGCAACTCTTCTGCGAGAACCACAACGCCACTACTGGCGCTTTCCCCAAAATTGTTTGCCTCTGTGGCTCTACACGCTACTGGAAAACGTTCCGTGATGTTGGTTTGGATCTTACAATGGCGGGAATCATCGTCCTATCTATTGGAATCGCCGCACCTGACTCAATGGTGCTTGCGCATCCCGATTCGGAACAAGGAAAGGCGCAGAAGGAAATGCTTGATGCGCTTCACAAACGTAAGATCGATTTAGCACATGAGATCCTAGTGCTGAACGTAGACGGCTACATTGGCAGCTCTACTCGATCCGAGATCGAGTATGCTATCTCGTGCAACAAACCAGTTAAGTGGCTGTTTCCGGACTGGCAACCCGTATGGGGTACAGGTAACAAGTAATGCGGTGCCCTAACTGCGTTGCGGACGCGCACGATCTCTGTATGTTATCGGGGTGTACCTGCGAGTGCATAGGGAAACCGCAAATAAGCCGTTTTAAGCGTTCGAAGCAGCCGAGAGGTAGTAAACCACTACCCAACCCCCGGAAACGCAGCCAAAGCGCTAGAAACCCCTAATTTCCCATGCCTAAAAACCTGTTTGGCCAGCCAGTCGCGCAATCTGGCGCGATTTTGGGCTGCGACTTCTGCCCGCTTGATAAGCAACCCGGCATCTATAAGATCAAAGGGCTTGACCGCATTCATCAGCGCCGTGCAATGTTATGGGGGATGTGTCCGGGCGCAAATGAGAACAAATACCGTCTGGAGTTTGTGGGTGATAGCGGTGAGCTACTGTGGAACGGTCTCAAGTATGTTGGCATCAGCCGCGATGACGTGGATACGCAGAACGTTGTCAGATGCAGAAGCACTGACGAAGCCGGACGCAATCGTGACCCCGATAAGCGCGAGCTGGAGTGCTGCTCGATCTACAACGATGAAGCCCGCAGGCTCAACAACAACCAAGCCCGTGTGCATTTGATCTTAGGTGAGGTAGCAGGCAGGCAACTACTCGGAAAGGATTTCCAAAAGACTCCGATCTATTGGTATGAGCCGTGGAACGCTTACATCGTCTATAACTGGCACCCAAGTTACCTTGTACGTCAGGGTGGCGAGCAAGCCGGATGGGAATACCTTACGTGGCGCGACCGTATGCGTGCCGTGTGGAGCAGCATGCAGCATGCAGGACGCTGGGGCTATGTGCGCAGCCGTGGCTACAAAGCCGTCCGTACAACCGCTGAGTTCGACGCAATGGAAAGGGCGATACGTGCTCACTGTGCGAATGGCGGCCGAGTAAGCGTTGATCTTGAAGACGGGTACGTAAATGGAAAGCACGTCGTTTTGCTCGTTGGCTTTGGCATCGGTAAGCAGAAAGATCCAAAGGACTGGCGTAGTTGGCAAGGTCAGTGCTGGTCCGTAGTTCTGGATCACCAGCAGTCAGGTCTTACACCACAGCAGACACAGTTACTCAAAGCACGCTTGAAGCGATTATTGGAAGATGGCGATGTAAAAAAGACCCTGCAAAACGGATCGTACGATAGCGACCAGCTTTGGGGTCTTCTTCGCATCAAACTGCGCGGCTATGTATTCGACACAATGTATGGCGCGTTCCTGCGGTATAGCTTCCTGCGTTCTTGTGGGCTGGAAAACCTCACGAGCACGTTCTTTCCCGAGTTCCAGGACTACAAGGACACCGTATCGCAATGGGACGGCAACTTTGCCGAAGCTCCGCTAAATAGGCTGGTCTTAAGGAACTGCGGCGACTGCGACGTAACCGCGCGTCTGGAACAACTGTTTGCACCGCACGTAAGCTTCCCGCTCATGCAGGTGTACATCCACGCTGGTGCGACGCTGGATCATATGGAACGCCGTGGCCCGTTGCTCGATTGGACCAGTTGGAACGAAGCACAGCGCGTGTTGGTTGGGGAAGATGGCAAGAGCGGCATGATCGCAAAGCTGGATCGTGAGTTGCAACAGGCTACCGGCAACCCAACCTTCAACGCGCGGTCCTCGACGCAGGTTGCCGAGCTGGTATATGACCAGCTCAAGCTAGCCGATGATAGCGAGGGGCGAGGCACGGGCAAAGATATCCTGATCAACATCTTTGCCGAGACCGGAAATAAGCTCCTGGAAATGGTGATGCGCGACCGTGCATTGCACATCATTGAATCCACGTTCATGCGCGGTTACGCCGAGAGCGCACGCAAACACAATGGGGAATTGCATACACATTGGGCACTGACTGGTGCAGTTACAGGACGCTTGCGAAGTGGCGCGGGAGAGGATGAAGAATCCGGCCTAGTCAACCTACAAAATCTTATATCCAACCCGTTACTGCAAAATCTCTTGGTAAGCGATCTGAATTGGAGGGAAGCTCTGGAGGAAGAAGAATGTCAAGACCTAAAGGATGGAAGTGGTCTAAAGAAGTCCGAGAAAAGATGAGAATTTCCAGTAAACGGTCTTGGACTCCAGAGCGCCGAAAACGTGCATCTGAGTTTTTCAAGAATGCTTTCCGTTCAGGAAAATTAGTGCATCCTATGACCGGACACAAGCAAAGCGCTTACCAAAAGCAGAGAGTTTCGGAAATAATGAAAGGACGCATTTGGCCTGCGGAAGTGCGCCAGCATTTAGTAGAGTATTGGGCTACATTGCCAAAGGAAGTAAAGCAAAAAAGGTTGTCGTCTCTATGTCTGGTGTGGAGCAGGCGCTGCAAAATGGAGGCGGCCACCAAGCGGATACTAAAGACACTTGGTATTGCCTTTGTCCCACAGGAACCCTTTGGTGATTACATAGTAGATTTTTATCTTCCAGACCACCATATCGTTATCGAGTGCGACGAAAAGGCACACGAACGAAAAGTACAACGGATTAAAGATCAGAAGAGGGATCGATACCTTAATAGAAAATTTCATTTAGTGATCGTTAGGGTACAGGAAAGAGCGCCCGGAACGCTAAGGGAAAAGATCACATCCTTGTTGAGGGAGGTGGGCGTGACCTTATGAAACAGTCTATACTCGATCTTGATGTTTTTCTGGCATCGGATTTGTCACAGGCGGAGGTCCGCATGTTGGCTGAGATCTCCGGCGACCCTATCTTGGTCGAGCAATTTCGCAATGGCGAAGACATTCACTGCCAAGTAGGTAGCATGCTTACCGGATGGACCAAGGAACGAATTGCAAAAGAGAAGGCGATTCGTAAGGCGGTCAAAAATCTTCACTTCGGTCTGATCTTTGGCAAGGGGCGTGGTGGTATTTACGATTACATCGTCATGAAGATTCGTCAGTTGGAAGGACGTGTTGCCGCCATTGAGTTCATGAAGCATGTTAGCCGCAAACAGGTTGAGGGATGGTATGACCAATACTTCCGCGTGTATAAAAACGTTGCGCGGTATGTCGAAGACATTCGAAAGTTTGCCGTAGACAACGGCTATGTTGAATCTCTGTTCCAGTTCCGTCGCTGGATCAATGAGAACGACGAAACACGAGACACCTACACAGGTAACCAGGCCATTAATTCTCCCATACAAAGCTCAGCACACGG